CGACAGTTGGTTGGATGCTACTAATTATCCACTTTGGCGCAGACAAGCTTTGAAGCGCACCAATGACGGCATAATCAATCGACGCGATCGTCAAATGTTCGTCGTCAAATCCTTTATGAAAGATGAAAAATACCCTTCTTATAAACATGCCCGTGCTATAAATTCAAGAACTGATGAGTTCAAGACTCTAGTTGGACCAGTTTTTAAATGTATTGAGAAGGAAGTATTTAAGCTAGATTGGTTCATAAAGAAGGTCCCTATTCATCTGCGCCCTACCTACATCTTTGAGAGATTAGGTTCCACTGGGCCCTATCTAGCCACAGACCATACTGCTTTCGAGGCTCACTTCACTCGAGAGCTCATGCGCTCATGCGAATTTCAGCTTTACAGATACATGACCCAACGGTTGTCCTGCCATGAAGAGTTCATGTATTATGTTGAGAATGTTATTGGTGGGCGGAATAAATGCAAGTTCAAGCATTTCGACGTTGAGGTTGATGCAACCCGAATGTCCGGAGAAATGAACACTTCCCTGGGTAATGGTTTTAGTAATTTAATGTTTATGTTATTTTACTGTTCAGAGAACCATTGCACAAATGTTAATGGAGTTGTTGAAGGAGACGATGGTCTCTTCAGCATGGAGGGAACTCCACCTAGCGAGCACCAATTTTTAAGTTTGGGTCTAACATTAAAACTCGAGACCCATGTCCGCCTCAACACAGCATCATTCTGTGGTTTGGTCTTTGACCCAGATGATCTAGTGAATGTCACAAATCCTATCATTGAAGTAGTAGATTTCGGATGGACGACGGCGAGATACGCAGAATGCAGGCGTACCCGTCACTTAGAACTATTAAAGTGTAAATCGTATTCTTTAGCTTATCAGTACTCTGGCTGTCCTGTTTTGACTGCCATTGCTAGCTATGGTTTACGAATGACCAGGAATGTCCGCGCGCGCCCACCAGTTATGTCTATGTGGGAGCGAGAACAATGGGACATGATGGTCAACGCTGACATCATCAAGCGTGGCGCACTTCGGTCACCGCCAATGAACACACGTTTATTGGTTGAGGAGTTGTATGGTTTGCCGGTAGAAATCCAGATTCGTCTGGAGGACTACTTTAATAACCTTACAGAACTCGTTCCTATTCCCTATGATGTTATAGCCCACTTATGCAGCCCCGTCTGGTCCAATTACGCAGCCAGGTATACTAAGCATAAGTAGGTGCTCGCCGCCCCCCCGCG